GTCTTGGATCTGATGCACAGGAGTATCTAATAGATTATTTTCGTACGAAAGTCGAAGGTGAATGTGATGCTTATATCATTGGACGCAAGTAAGCCGACTCGGAACGGATCGTTCATCCCGAAAGGGACGCAAAAGTTCGCTAAAGGAACGGGGCCTTAAAATCCAACTACTTTAGGAGAAACCAAATGGCAAAAGTCACATACCGTGGTGTTGTATATGACACCAACAACAAAACAGCTCAGCAGAAAAAAGAGGTCGAACTACGTTATCGTGGTATAGCTCACACTGCTAAGTGATTGTTACAGCAGAGATAATGATAGCAGCTGCTATCTTTCTCACAATCATATCTGCTGAGGTACAGTTACTTTATAGAAAGTAACAGACAATCAAGACCCCAACAGGGGTCTTTTTTTTATATAAATATTACGTTATGTTAAGTAAATAGATTGGACACAATACACACTACAGTAG